TTAGCGAGCGAGGGCTCTGACATAGGCCTGACATGCCTGCAGGGCAATCAGTCCGCTATCGCCTGCGTCGGTGATGGCGATAATTCGTTGAGCATGCGCCGGGTCAAGTCGGGCTCGCGGGGCGCCATGATCCACGCCGCCGGCGCTGGAGGCGGCTGGCACTGCACAGGTTGAGGCAGCGTCGTTGGCATCAAGGAGGACTGACAAGCGCATATCAGCAGTGGCAAGACGATCGCGCAGGCGATCTTGATCACGTTCGGCATCGCTAAGCGCTCGATAATGGGATTGTTCACTGGCCGACAGCCGTTGTTCCAGAGTCAGACGCTTGTCCTGCTCGGCCTGTTGCTGGGTGGCGGCGGCCAGAGTCTGTTGGTTAAGGGTCTCGGCGTGCAGCCTGGCCTGCTCCGCCAGTTGCCGGCCGTAACGCCAATCCTGAAACTGCCAGGCCAATGACGCCGAACAACCGGCCAGCACCAGCAGACCGATCAGTCGCCAGCCGATCAGACCGAAGGCTGGCATAGCACCGCCCTCGCCCGCGCCCAGATTTCCAGACGATCCTGCAAGCCGTTCAACCCACCGTTGATACGGCGGGTGATGCTGTTGAACTGATCGCGGTCAGCCAATTCATTCAAACCGTTCTGCTCCCAGAACCATGCTGCTGATTCGGCCGCCCATTGGGGTTGTTCCAACAGTTCAGGCAGAGACAGCAGACGTTCATCGCCGAACAGACCGAGGCTGCATTGACGGTAGTTGTTGCGGCCGGTGATCTGGATCAGGCCACGGCCACGGTATTTTTGACCGTCGCCGTCGGGTTCTGGAGTGTTGCCCAAGCGGGCGGCCAGAGTGCCGGTGTCGTATTTGCTCAGGTATTGAATGCTGCCCAGTTCACGTACGTACTGCAACTGCCCCGACTCGTGACCGACTTGCGCGAGGAAGGCGGCGATGCGTTTTGGGGTGTTGATGTTGCGGTGAGACATGGCGGTGTTCAGGGCGGAAATGAAAACGCCCGCTTGGTGGCGGGCGTTGGGGAGTATCTGCAATAACTTCTGTTGGGTGAGGGACATCACTCATGCTCCGCTGAGTGTTTGTGCCAACCAATCCGGGGCCAACGGTCTACTGGTCTCTTTTGGAAAACCAGAGGTAATGGGCCAATCTCGCAACTCCTGTCGATAATTCAATAAGTCATGGAAATCATCAGTGGTCAAAGTAAGCGGCACACTAGCGGCCTCCTCGTCCCGATCCCGATCAACTAGCCATTGAGTGGCCATGAGTTGTTCATCACGCCACCTACGCGCCGATGCAATCAGCTCAAACTCGGTCGCCGGAGTGGAATCGATCAGAATCGGTAAACCATCGACATCGTGACTGCGATCTTTGCCAGGCTTCGGGTCACCAATGACTGCCAGAAAGCGCTGCTGAGTGATAGGCACCGCATCGTTTGGCATCTTCGCATGCAATCCAGACAAATAAATACAACCCGTGGATTGGCTATAAAAACGTTCCATTAACCCCCCTTAACGCCCTATAGCGATGGCACCGAAACCGCATGGCAGTATCGATGAGTACAAAGTGAACCCCGTCAGAGTCTTAGGCCCCAACGATACACTTGCCGGAGCGGAACCATTAAGGGTTGTAGGAAACACTCCAAAACAGGCATTTGGAAATGCAAGCGTAAAACTTGAATAAGCACCTTGAATGCCAAGTGTTGAAGTTCCGATCCATTGAATGATCAGACCTCCAAGCCATGATGGAAAAACGATATATCCGTTAGTCGTGAGACTGATTGCAAAACCGAAGCGCAAGTTTTTTGGCGTTACTATCGTTACATCGTTCACCCCCTCATTGGTTTGGGACTGACTTGCTATTCTCGCCACACCCGCAATGGTCTCGGTTGCCTGCTGAACATTTTTAGCGATTGCTTGAAAGACTCTTAAGGAAGTCATCCGTTTTGCATTATCGATGCCTGTCTCTGCCTCCTGTTGGGACGCGACAGGGATAATGCTGTCTGTCACTTTAATGGCGATCGCCGCGTTCAGTTGAGTGTTGTCCTGCTCATCGGGCACAAGCCCGGCAGATTGAATGACACTAATCATTTCTTCACTGACTGCATTGCCCCACTGCGCGGGAATCAATGACCCGGCCGATCCGATTATGGGGTTCTCATTCACAAACTTCCCATTCACCAAACCTGCACTGGGTACACTCTTTGGATAATCCATTCATTCGATCCTCAATTAAAACTTGAAGTTTCTGACAAAACACATGCCAGACAGCCTGGCGCCTCCGGCCGGGCCGCTATAGCTGGAAAGTTTTCAGCGGCAGGCCAGTCGCGCAACGCTTGTCGGTACTCAAGCAACTCCAAGTGCTGTTTCACCGTGAGCGTTGTAACGCGTCCAAGCTCCTGCTCATCACGATGGCGCGTCGTCAGCCATTGACTGCTCGCAAGAATGGATTGGCGCCAGTCCCGTTCCTGCGCCCATGGATCTTCGCTCTTTGTATCCGATGTATCAGCCATACCTGATGCACCCAATACAACGGGAAGCTCGAAGGTCTGTCCTATATCGCTAATCGAAGTGCCTGGCTTTACATCAACACCTTCGGGTACACGTACCATCGAGGTCAGAAAATCCGGAGCAAATAATTGGTTGATCTCGTAGTCGCCCGTATCAACCAACTCAACAATAGTCCCATCTTCTACACGTGCATAAACGGCCATTATTCGTACTCCCAGATTTCACAAAAGGCATTGCCACCGGGTCCACTCAGGCACGAGGCCGAAGCATTGGTCGAGCAGCTGCCACTGCCTCCTGAACCTCGCGCGCCGGGATTACCATTGCCGTTCACGCCCGTGAAAGAGCCACCACCGTCAAATGGACTGGCGCCTCCCGCCCCAGATAGAAGTCCCCAGTTGGTGTTGCTCATCGCATAACCACCGTGAATACCGCGAGCGTTGGCCAGATTTCCTCCTGTTACAGCCAGTCCTCCCGCGCCTCCCTGAACAAATCCGGAGGTGTTTGCTACAAACGTCAGAATTTGTCCGCCATAACCTCCCGCCGCGCTCATGTAGGACCCGAAGGAAGCGCCGCCTCCCGCAGCCCCCATCGCATTGCGCGCGGCACCTCCGGATCCCAATGTAATAGGTATCCCGGCCAACATTTCCGCGTTCACGTCATAGAGACTTTCGGCATAGGCACCTGAGCCACCACCACCGCCCAAACTTTGATAAGTCGCCGCGACAGGCGGGCAGCCGGCCCCGGAACCACCGGCGCCCACCAACCGCACGCGAATTCGTTTGGCCTTGGGATTGGGGCGGTAGACCGTGATCCCAACAGTATCGAATTGCTTGACCGCCAACAGTCGGCCTACGGCATCGGTGATGCCGTAACCACTTAATGTGGTAGGGGTATTGTTCATCTTGGTGAAATCGACCAATGCGCCAATCGCCAGCACCAATTGGTCATTTTTGGCTTCGTCAGGTGTCAGCCCCGCAGCCTTGATGACGTTCAGAATCTCTTGTGTCACGCCATTTCCCCAGGTCGCGGGAATCAGCGATCCCGGTGTCCCGACGATGGGGTTTTCATCGACAAACCAGCCATTGACCAAGCCGACGCTGGGCACGTTTTTTGGATAATCCATACGTCTTTCGTTCCTCTGAAATAACAAATGAACCGTGTCGATGCGGTGGTCGATGCAATCGCACCCACGGTCTCTTCAAAAAAAAACCCACAAATACGTGGGCCTGAACAGGGAGAAGTGAATGGCTCTCGCCTAGCTGACGAATTCACGAATAGCCACCAACGCTTCATCGCCAACACTACGGGCCAGATCCATCTTGCCCTTGGCTGCGTGCGTGCGGATTTGCGTTTTGGCCTTGAGGCGCAATGTGCGCAGGGTCAGTAAGTTGTCGCTCAGCTGCGCGGCTTTGCTCAGTATCTGCTCAGCGGCCTGCTTGGCCGTCCGGCCTTTAACGATCCATGCAGAGACGGCCAGCGGCACGTCTTTTTTCGGGTAACCCGCATCCTGAAAGGCTTGGGCGTCGACGGCGGCCTGGGCGTATTCCATGGCTTTGAGAGGATCACCGGCCAGAGCAGTGCGCGCGCTGTCTGCGGCAGCATCGACTTTGGCGCACAGGCGTTCGGTTTCCTGTTGTTCCAGCAGGGCGACTTTCGCGGCGTCCAGCACCCATTGTTCACCGTCCCAGTCATGGGCGGCAGAAGGCTGTGCAGGACGCAGACCGTCCTCGAACTGATGTAGCTCTTGAATAACGTTCATCGAATCAACTCCCAGGAAAGACTGACATTGACTGCTGCCGAGAAGTTGACCGCGATCCCAGTGGCGTAATCAGACACGGGGTGGTTCTTGATCCCCATACTGAACAGCAATTCATCGCTGACGGCGCTGGTCGAACCGAGCATGTGTTCGGCCTGATAGGACTGCCACAACGAGCGCAATTGCAAATGGTCGAAACTGGCGGTCAGGGTCGTGACCGTGGCGTCGTTGACAAAGTTATTGGTAAAGATCACGCACGGCATCGGGTTCGTCCAACCACCATCGTGATTGGAGCTTGTGGTCAGCGCCGGTGAGAGAAAGCAGTAGTTGCCACCAACCCAACCCGTTGGCGCAAACGACACCCCAGTGATCTCGGTCGCCGAAGGCGTCGGGTTCCCCACCACCAGACGTGCCGCCCGGGCATGAGGATCCAGAGGCAGGTAAACCACACCGCTGCCGTTGACGGTTTGCGTCCACGCCAATCGGTTACGGTTGTAGATCGGCCTGACGACCGGAACGGACCCTGGTGCGCCCGTCATCACCCAGGCAATGCAGATGTCCAGCGGCGTGGATTGAAAACCGCCCCCCGCTCCGCCATTGACAGCACCCTTCAGACCTTCGGGCGCAACGTCATAGATTGTTCCTCGTTGCATGTAGAACGTCAGCGCACCACCGATCACCTGCGCACGCAGGAAGTAGCTGGAGGTCGCCAACAAATCACTGCTCCACGCTTGGGTGGTAAACGTCCGCGCCCTGCCCAACTGCCCCGCGACGACTTCCTGGCCAATGCTGACCAATACCCCCGCCGGAATCGACACCCGGCCGCCGCTGGTCGAAACTGCCGCCGGGGTTACCGGCAAACGCCCATCCGCCGTAGCCACCGTGGCCGGCGGCAACGAGCCGATCGGCAATGCCGAATCCAGATTCCAGCCCTTGGCGGACACGCTCTGAATTGCTTGCAGCAACTGATCGTACTTCGTCTCGTCCGGAGTCAGATCCCCGGCCTTGATGACGTTCACAATTTCCTGCGTTACCCCATTCCCCCAGTCCGCCGGAATCAACGATCCCGGCGTCCCGGTCAACGGGTTCTCATCGACAAACTTCCCATTCACCAACCCGGCGCTGGGCACACTTTTCGGATAATCCATCTCTCTATTCCCTAGTCATAATTGATGTGCACCTTGGTATGCGCCGGTGCGCTGCGGTGGATCAGGCATTCCAGTGCCGAGCCCGGGTTCACGCCGAAGCGCTCGCCCCAATAACTCGCGCCAAAACGTCGTCCCAGCAACAATCGCCCACCTGTATTGAGCGTCCACATGAACTGCGCTTCCCAAGTGCCCCAGTGCGCCGCACCGAAACGCGAGCGCCCCATGCGCGGGGCTTCCAGTTCGGTGATGGTGGCGTTCGGGTAGCCTTGGCTTTTGGCGATTTCGAGGTAGTAGCCGACGGCCTGGCTACCGACCGCGAGCAGGCGTCGGCGTACCGCAAGACGGCGGTCGTCGAACAAAGGGGTGGCGCCCAGGCAGGGGTCGGGCAGGTTCATCACCCGCTCCCAGTCCGGCACCAGTTCGCTGACGCCGGCCGGGTCCATTTCGTTGAGCAGGTCGGCGGCTCGGGCGTCGAGTCGTGCCAATTCCTGGGCGACGCCTTCGAGCACTTCTTCAAGTTCCGGGACTCGCTCGGGGTCCCACGCCGGACCACTGGGCAGCAGGCTGCGCAGTTGGGCGTGGTATTGCGCGGCGGTTCTTATGCCCCCCATACGCAACCTCCAAAGGTCAGCAGCTCATTGCGCTCGGTTTCGACATCAGCGACAGGCGAGGTGAGTACGTGGTCGTTTTCGCCGCTGGTGCTGCTGATCGCTTCACGGATGTGACTGATCAACAACTTCTGGCCGAGGTCTGCTTCGCGGTTGTGCAGGTCGCGCAGCTGCGCTTCGACGGCGGCGCGTATGGCGGTGGTGTCGGGGGTCAGCGTCAGGTGATAGACCACTGGCACTTGAACCGGTCGCTGCACATGCACCTCGGCGGTGACCGGGCGCAGAGGCTCGATGTAGGCCTGGACTTCGGCCAGTTGTTCGTCGTTCGGCACTGGTTGCGGGTCGTCGTCACGCATGATGAACAGGCTGACTGTACCCGGCCCCAACAAACCGCCACGGCACCAGACACGGGTCACGCCGGGGCATTCCAGGGCCCAGGTTTCATAGTCTTGCGCTGAACCGCCATGAGGGATGATGCGGTAGGAGCGGATCACCCGCGAACGCAGCGATTCCAGGCTTTCCCGCGCCACACCGCCGCTGAGCCCCGGCGCCAGGACCGTGAAGCTATTGCCGACGATACCCGCAATCGGCTGCACCGGAATCAGCGTCATGCCAGCCTCGGCGTTGCCCAGGCTGCCGGCCTCGAGCGCGGCGATGGTGGTGCTGTTGAGGCCATTGCTGGTGGTGCGTGCGGCGGTCACTTTGTAGGTGCGACCGTCGCTCGACTGCAGCAGGGTGTCGACGTCCAGCACGGCACCGGCGCTGGCGGTAAAGCTGACGCTGCCGCTGGCCGCTTGTGCGGCTTTGCGCGGCTGATTCAGACGCAGTGCGGCGATCCGTTCGAGGGTCGATTCATCGGCCTTGTCCGGGAGGATCTGCTCGGCGATCCAGTCCAGATAGCCATACAGGCCATAGGCGGCACCACCGAGGGTGCGGGCCAGCACTTGCGCATCGGACTGGCGCAGCGAATCGCTGGCCAGGTCGCTTTGGGTGCGCTTGATCAGCACCGGCAGCGAAGGGGTTTCAAACGGCATAGATCACCTGCCAACTGTTATCGGGGTTGATGTCCAGGCGCTCGCCGTCGGCCAGGGTCAGGACCGTGCGCAGGTTCAGGCGCTGGGCGTCGAGGCGTTCGCTGATGATGTCGATGGCGCTGCAATGGCCGTCATCGATCAGCCATTGCAGGGCTTCGCGGGCATAGAACTCGGCGTCCATCTGGGTCTGGCGGGTCAGCTTGACCCGGCGCAACAGCCACAGCCGCGAACCGATGCGGTCGTCGGCAACGGTAGGAAAAGTGTCGCCCCACCAGCCGAAACGTTCTTCGTCGTCGAAGGCATCGTCATCGGCGGCGCGGCGCCAGGTGAACAGGCTGATCAGCACTGAACGGGTCAGTGCGGCGTGGAGGTTTTGGCTGATCAACATCATTGCCCTCCTGCCGGTACGCCGGTCTGGCCGTTGCCTGCTTGAACGCCGACATGCACATGTTTGATCTGGCTGATGCCGCCGGCAATCTGGTCGCCCTGGGAGACGATCTTGCCGGTCTGGTTGATGACCGGCGTGTCGATGTTCACCGCGCTGCTGGCGCGGATGTTCAGGGTGGCTGTTTCGATGTCGATGACCCGCCCACGCTTGAAGTGAATTTTGTCGCCTTCGTCGGTGTAGATCGCCACTTCGCCAGCGGCCAGGGACTGGAGACGGTAGCGACGGTCGGCGACCACCAGCACGATGGCATGGGAGCGATCACCGCCCAGAAAGGTGGCGATACCTTCGGCACCGGCCAGCGGATTGCTGGTGAAACCGTAGGGTTCGAAGTGCTCCATGTCGTCGTTCACTTCGCCGGCGGTGAGGCGCATTTGCAGTGATTGAAGCTTGGTGGCCGAGTTGGCGAGCACGACAGTGCCGCGCGCCAGGAGGCGTGTCAGTAGGCTCATTGGGGGTCCTTCAATGATCAAGTCGAACGCGGAAAACTGTGGGAGCGAGCCTGCTCGCGATAGCGATCTGTCAGTCAATATCAAAGGTGAATGTCAGACCGTAATCGCGAGCAGGCTCGCTCCCACATTGAGTCACCGTCGTTCACAACATGGGTATGCACATAAGGTGCGCGTCGGGCTCAGGTTTTCTTCGCAGGCTCGGGATTGGCGTCGAAGGTATGCGGCGGTGCGACTTGCAAGGTGGTGACCGAGCCTTGCGCCGACAGCGAGTAGGTCACCTTCGAGATCAGCATGTCGTCATCGAACCCGAGTACCGGATCCTTGACCCTGACCAGCGTGTTGTGGCGCCACAAGTCGCCGTTCGACTGTCGCCAGCCTTGCACCTGATAAGTGGTGGTCAACGCCTTGCCCACGCGAGTGGCGGCTTCCCAGTTGGCCCGTTGCAACGCGAGTTCGGGATTAATCTGCATGCCTTCGTTGATCACTGTGACCCGCCGACGTTTGTAGCCCAGGTCGGCGGACACCGATTCAACCTCGCTGACTGCTGCCCCGCTCTTCTTGTCAGTGCCCTTGTGCTGGCCGATCACCCGGTATTCAGAGAACACCTGGCTGTAATCCATCGGCGCATTGGCCGACAGAATATTTTTGCCCAACTCCAGCGCATCGATGGCCCGGCCACCACTGCCGGGCCGGGCCAGCACCAGCCGGCCCTGGGCATCATCGGTAGAAAATACCCGGAACAAGGTCAGCAAGCGGTCGATGGATTGAAACACCGTTTCCCCCGGCACGATGGTGTGACTGCTGAGTCGGGCGGTTTCGGGAATTTCGCTGACCACAAAGACCTTGTAGGTGATCGCCAGCGCTTCGACGATGCTCAACAGCGATTGCTCATGCCATTGGTTCGGGCGGTTGGTCGCTGCGCAATCCACCAGATCCTGGGTGCAGGAACTGCCTTCGATGTTCAGGCTGATCTGCCGTCCGTCATAACTGATCGGGGCCTTGAACACATACCCGGTCAGCACCAGATCCTGGCCGATGCGCACTTCACAGGCGTCACCGGGCTGGATCCGTTTGTCTACGGTCTGCCCCGGCCATTGCCAGGTGATGTTGAGTTTAAAGGTGCGGAACTGGCGCTCCAGATCCGCAGTGATTTCCACGCTTTTCCAGCCACCGTATTCCAGGCCGCCGACGGTCAGGGTGACCCGGTTATCCATGTCGTTCATGGTTCACTTCCCGGAAACTTTCACATCGTTGGGCGGCAGGAACAACGGATGGGCAACACCGTTGCGCTGAGTCACTTCCGTGACCCGTGTGGCATCGGCAAATTGCCGATAGGCCACAACGACGGCAGGCAAGCTCTCTTGAAAAGATTTGCTGACCAGCCGCACGCCGGACGACGCCACCGCCTTGAGGTGCGCATTCAACGTCTGCTTCACATCGTTGATGGCCTGATAGTGCGTGGGACTGGCCTTGTTCAGTGCCAGTTGGATCGCTTCGTTCAACTCCTTTTGCAACAACTGCAAATCGTCGGTGACCGGCACTTCCTGACGGGTGACCGGCTGCAGCGTCTGATGATCCAGCGACGGCTGCGAGGTCAGTTTCACCGGTGTCGACGCCACTGGCATCGAGGCGACCCATTGCGCCACCTTCACCAGCAGCATGTCTTGCACCAGATCAGCCATGGCTTGCGCCGCGGCCGTGGTGTCCTTGCCGGTGGTGAGCTTCGGTGCATCAGCCTTGCGGATGGCTTCGATCTGCTGGGAAACGTTGGCAATCACGCCACGATAGCCCTCCTTTGCGAAGTCCTTGAGTTCCTGAATGTCGCCGAGCAAGCCCTTGAATTCCGCCACCACTTCCTTGGGCAACTCCTTGACCGCTTTGACCAGCTCGCTGATCTGCCGGTACTCCTCGATCAACGGTTTGAGCTGTTCCTGGATCACTTCATAGACCCCGGTCAGGCTGTTGCGCAGATTGGCGATGCCGATCCGCGCGGCCTTGATCAGGGTCATGGCCTGTTCGAAACGCGCCACCGCCGAGCCCAGCAACGTGTCCGCCGATGACAGCAGCACCTTTTGCGTGCTGACCGTGGCGGTCGGAAATTGCAGGGGTTGATCGGGGTAGAACTTCAGGGCAAAGGTCACCAGCCCGCCGTCCTGGCGGGTGTGGGTCATGTCGCATTCACCGACCTTGACTTGCATCCGCCCCAACCACGGGTGGACCAGTTCACCACTGCCCTGCTCCAACGCCTTGAGCAACTTGTCGCGCTGCTCCAGGCAATCGGCGCCGACGATGAAGGCCGTCAGGTCGTGGATCTTCGCCTGCTGCCCAAGGCCCTCGAAAAACGGCTGGTCACGTTGTGGATACTCATGCAACTGGCCCTTGTGGCCGACCGGAGTTTTCGCCTGATCGACCCAAAAACCGACACCCCGAAAGGATGCCGGCAACAAACGGTCACGCCAGTTCATTGGAACCTCCCAGAGACAGCGAGCGATAGCCGATGCGCGAATTGAGCGACAGCCCCGGTTGATTGGTTTGCGGTTGATCGGTGCGCAGCCCGGCCGGCGCGTTTTCGAAGCGCACGGTCAGGCCGCCTTCGAGTTGCGTGCGGTTGTTGGCGGCGGTTTGCTGGATCAGGGTGCTTGAGGTTTGTGTCAGGGAACCGGAGTGCATTGGCGACTTGAGCGGCAAACTGCCGGGAGCCGTCAGCGCGCTTGAGGGGGGCTCGGAAACGTCACCAAAAAATGCCGCCGCTGGCGCAAATTCACCCTTGCCTTCGGCATTGGTTTTATTTTGCGCCTCGGTAAAGCCTTCGACCTTGCCGGTAATTTTGGCGATAAAACCACCAAAGCTCCCGCCCAGCATCTCCTGGATCGGCGCCAGAATGGCCCGGAGCTTTTCCGCTTTTTCACTGAAAAACTGAACCACAGATGCCCATGTTTCGCTCAGTGCGTCCAAGGGTGACCAAGTGAACAGGCCGCCGAGGTAGGAAAAAAACGCCTGCGCCCCAAGCTTGATTGACTCCCAGTAGCCCGAGAACATGGCCGGCACCTGATCCCAAGCCGCGGTAATGGCGTCCAGTGGAACCCAGTCGAACAGGCTGCGCAGTTTCTCCTTCACCGGCACGGTCAGTGCCATGAGCAGATCCCAGATGGCCGCGAACAAACCGACAACGGCCCCCCAGTTGTTCAGGATCATTGCGTAGGGAGTCCAGGCAAACCACGCCTTGAGGAAATCGAATCCTGCGCTCACGACTGCCTTTACTCGATCAAAAATATCCGAGAAAACCCCGCTGATCGGCAGCCAATAACTGACAACCTTTTGCCAGAGCCCGGTGAAGAACGTCGAAATCGGTTCCCAGTTGGCAATGATCAAACCGGCCGCCAGGGCGATACCCATGGCAATCAGCATGATCGGATTGGTCTTGAGCACCATGCTCATCAGATCGAACACTTGAGTCGCGCCGGTCACGGCGGTTTGCATCGCCGAGAACGCGATGGCACCTGCCGCCAGCCCTTCGACCAGCTTCGGGTTGTCATCGAGCAGACTGCCAAATCCAGCCAACAAAGGTTGAAGACCTGCCGTTACCGTAGCGACGGCAGGCTGCAAGGCCGTGTTGGCCGCGACCGACACCTGCTCCATCGATCGACTGAACACATTCATGTTTTGTGTAGCGCTTGCCGGCGCCTTCGGCAAATCAACGCCTTCGGCCGATTCGCTGACCTCGGTCAATTTGCCCTTGAACGCGTCGGATGCCTTGATGGCATCCACAAATGGCGTGATCACGCTACCGCCCTTGAACAGACCGCTGATGTCCAGTTTGCCGAGGCCGGTCAGCTCCAGGTTTTTCCTGAATCCTTCGACTTTTGCCCGAAGGGCGCCGAGTTTGGGTGACAGTTCGTCGATGCCCGTGAGCAGCACCGACGTTTTCTCTTTCTTTTCCGTGTCTGCCATCACTGCACCTGCTGCATCGCATTGATCCGTTGCGCGTGCTCCAGCGATTCGCGGAGCACATCCAGTGGCCTGGTCATCATCTGTTCGGGGTCAACCTTCCAGAACCAGGCCAGGTCATAGGCGACTGCGATCAGGTCGGTGATGGCGCCGACGCCGCACTCATGAAAAAACTCGCGACGGCCCAACTCAGCGCGTTGAGGTCAGCCAGGTCCAACTGGTTGACCGACGACGGCGGGATGCCGGCGCACACGGCGATGTATTTGGCCGCGACGTCCATGTCGAGGCTGACCTCTTCGCTCTTGTCGATCTTGTACGGCAGCGCCTTGATCGCCCGCACTTCCTGCACCGTCGGACGGCGCAGGTTGAGTTCGGTCAAGGGCTCGCCGTGGGCTTCGATCGCAACTTGAAGCTTCACGGCGTTGCTCATTGCCAGGTCCCCTTGATGCCTTCGAATTTCAGTTCGATGGTGGCGTCGTCGCCTTTGGATACCGGTTCTTCCACCAGGTAGGCGCCGGCCAGGACGTAGACTTTGCCGTTGCTGAATTCGCAGGTGACGGTCATGTCAGTGCCTGCAATCAGTTGCTTGAGCGGAAAGTCTGCGGTGTGCAGCGCCGTCACTTTGAACGATGGCGCGATGTCGGTTTCCTTGTAGAAGCCCGGCACGACGGTTTCCCGTTTAACGGCCATCAGAGGCGCTTCGCAGCCGCCGTTGATAGTCAGTTGAGCGCCGTCCACTTTGACGTAGCAGGTGCCCGCAATCAGTTGACCCATGGTGTTTCTCCCTTCAAATAAAAAGCCCACGCGAGGTGGGCCGAATTCACACAGTCAAAGGCAGCGATCAGGCTGCGTCGTCGTACTGCAGACGGAACTGGTTGAGCAGCGCGAACACGCGCAGGCCGTTGATGTAATCCGGCGGGAACAGCACGTTGACCCGGCTCGGGTCCTGCACGTCGCGCTCGACGATCAGGTGCTCGGCGAACAGCTCGGCGTTTTCCACGTGGCCTTCCAGTTCGAGCTTGGCGTACTGGGCGATCAGCTCACCGCGAATGGTGCTCGGGGTAACGATGGGCTGGCCGGCGCCGAAACGGGTGCCGTCGGAGGCCAGTTTGTGGCGACCGTATTTGCTGGTGATCACGCTTTGCAGACGACGCACGATGAACGCCGACTGGTGCATGGTTTCGCTGTCCAGATAGGAGTTATCTGCCTGGCCGTAGGCGTTCTTCTGATAGGTGGTGATCGAACGCTGAATGCGCACGTAGCCGCCTTCGTAGTACGCGGTAGCGATGCCGTAGTTGAGCAACGACTGACGCTCGGTCAGGGTGAAACGCTCGCTCGCCGGTGCCGGGTCGAGACCGGGCAGGCTGCCGCTTTGAGTCGGACGGCTGGCGTCGGCAGAGATGAATACCGAAGTACGCGCAGCCAATGCGGCGGCCTGCACCCAGAACGGTTGCGGTACGCCAGGCTCCAGCGCCTGAATGGTCATGTGCTGATCGTTACGCGCCTGACCGGCCGCCACCAGAGTACCGATGGTGCCGCGCTTGGCACTGTAGACGTGACCGAACAATTGCTTGGCCCAGGACCAACGACCGGTGCTGTCATCCATGACGGCTTGCCAGGTGTTGAGGGTCGACAGATCCGACCACGGCATGCAGATGAACTCGAACGGCTCATCGCCCAGCGCCGCCACAGCGGCCACTTGATCGGGCACACCAGCGCCGCCGGTCATGGCAGTGATGGCCGAGGTCAGGCCTGCCGGGGTTTCTTCGCCGTTGCTCTTGCCCAGGCGATTGAATTGCAGGCTGATGTCGTTGCCGCTGTCGCCAGTCCATTTGGCGCTCAGGGTGACCACACCTTCGACCGCTGCCGCGCTGACTGGCAGATCGGCGGAGGCATTGATTTTCAGTGCCAGGGCCGTGGCCGCTTGCGCCGCGGTGGCACCATTGACGATGGCCGCCTGAACACGAACGCCGCCGACGTACAGGTTGAGCACACCGCTCTGGGTCGCGGCACCGGTCAGGGTCAGCACGCCTTTGGCAATACTGCCTTCAGTGTTGTGCAGCGGCAGGCACCAGATCTCGCCGATCGGGTCGGTCTTGCGCCAGGTTTCATACATCGAGGCGAGCATCGAGCCCTGGCCGCCAATGCTTTTGGCCAGCGCCACGCTGGACACCAACACCAGTTTGCCGACATCGGCCGGCGCGATGTTGTCGTTGACCTGAGCGACGATCAGGCGGCGCACGGCCGACGACGCGCTATTGGCGGCCGAGTTGTCCATTTCGGCATAGAACAGCGGAACACGAATGTCCGCGGGGATGTTGCTGAATCCGATCGCCATTATTTGGCTCCCTGTGGTTTCGCCGCTTTCACGGCTTTGGTAGTGATATCGCCATCGGCCAGACGTCGACGCCACCAGGCGTTGTCCGGCACTTCACGGCCCTCGAGGGGCAACAGATCGCCCGCTTCCGGGTCCGGCACGACACGGCCCGGGGCCGGCAGCACGGTGATGCGTTTGCTCATGGGGTTACGTCTCCAGAGAAAGTCAGTTCCAGGCGCCCGTCGGGGCCTGGGCGTTGCAGATTGGGGTCCGCCGGATCGATCGCATCGACCCGCACGGTGACCCCGGTAAAGGACGACAAACCGTCCAGTTCACGCTCGTGCCAGCTCTCCGCCGGCTGACCCGGCAGATTGCGGCCGAGCTGGAATTCGGCAAAAAAGCGCAGGCGATACAGAACGCGGCTGCTGTTGATCGAAACCAGTTCGCCGCCGTCGTATTCGATGGCTTCGTAGTCGCTGCCGGGCTTGAAACCCACCAGTGCGCGCCATAGCTCAGCGCGTAGGTCATGCAACAGATCCAGCGCTTTTGTAGCGTCCGTGGTGTCGAGCACCAGGGTCACTTCGAAGCGGTCGCGGATGGGTTGCAGCATCAGGTTTTGCGCCAGGCTTTTGCTTGCCACATCGGCAATCGGCACCACATAGGCGCAGGGTGTTTGGAGCGGGGTGTTGGCTTGCAGTATGGCGAGGTCGATGCCGGCCGCGATGCGATTGGCCAGGGTCGGGCATTGCTCACGCAACTGCGTAATGAGGGCTGTGATCTTCATAAATCTTCACCGGGCAATAAAAAAACCCGCCGCGGCGGGTTTGAGTGAACGGTACTGGCCGTGGGAAACCCGCGTCCTTGCGGGTCAGTGCGGTTTGCACTGTGGATGACGCTCCTTCAGGTTGGGGTCTCAATGATCCTGAGGCGTATTACGCGGCGGCACTTCACAAACACCAATCCGCTTGGCAGCCCAGCGCTCATAAAGCCCGATGGCCACGTCCGCCCCGGCCATCGCCGTCAGGCAACCAAAAGCCCCTGCGGCCCAGATCGACATGCCGGCGGCGTACAGCAGCATGATGGCCGAGACCCCGCAGATCATGCAGGCACCGGAGCGCAGCGCCAGGCGCCGCAGCAGCGACCAGCCACGGGCGCCCTCCTTGTCGGCGCGCCACATTTCGCCGGACACCCCGCCCACCAGGGCGAGAACGATGACCAGCCAGATCGGCATGTCCAGCAACGCTTGTTGCTCGTTTGTCATGTCACGCCTCCTGGGGGTGATTGATGAGTGATATGTGTTGGGATCAAGCGATGTCTCTTGAGGTCGGCATTCCAAAAAGCCCGGTGGCCCAGGCTTTTCAGTAATGCGGTCCTTCGCCTTCCTTTAATCCTGTGTACAAAAAGGAAGCTGATCTTTCGGCGCTACTGGCGCGGTACGGATCGATTCAAATTGTTTTTCCGACCGCGGTCCCTGCCCGCCGGATAACTGCTTCTGGTGCTTTACGCTGCACACCCGGGTCAGTTGCCAACCCTCTGAACCGTTGAGGCCGGTTCATCGCTGCCTTTGTGGTGGAACTAAAGAGCTTCGTTTCGAGCCGCCTTGTTGGGCGGCTTGAGACAAAGAATATGCATGGATGCATATACAGTCAATGCACAAATGCATTTATTTATGCATTAGAAATGCACAGGCGCATGAAAGCCCCGCAGGCAAAGGCGTTGCCGGTTTTCGATAGGCGAAAAAAACCCGCCGGGCAGCGGGTTTTATCTGACAGCGGTGAGGTTAACGGGCGTACATGCCCCACCAGAAGACGTGACCGAGGATGACAATCTGCTCTTCCTGGATCTCCTGGAAGCTGTAGTCCTCGTCCGGATGCTCATCGCGATTGAAGCTGCGCAGGCGAATCCCTGTCGGCAGGCGATAAAGCTGTTTCACCCGCAACTGGCCGTTGTGGTTGATGGCGTACAGGTCACCGTCGACGATGTCGCCAATCCCGCATTTACCGGCATTCACCCCGACCGTGGCGCCATCGCGCAGTACTGGCAACATGCTGTTGCCGCGCACGGTCACGCATTTGGCCTGATCGAACTGCACGCCGTTGTGGCGCAAGCTGCGCTTGCCGAAGCGCAGGCTAGAGCGCTCGCTCTCTTCGATGACGAATCTTCCTGATCCAGCAGCCAATTCAACCTCGCGAAGAAAGGGGACCGACACCTCGTCGTCATCGACTGGCGTATCGTCGTCCCACAGGCTTATGTCCTTGAGTTCCGAGTGCGACTCATCGCGCCCAGCGTTGGCGGCGGACGCGACATCCGCACGGCCACGCAACTGATCGGTGCTCACGGAGAAGTATTCGGCAATCTTCGAAATATGTTTATCCGAAGGATCGACGATCTTCCCGCTGAGAATGCGAGAGAGAGTGGATTGAGGCACGCCGGTACGACGGTGAAGCTCCGTGGGGGAGATCCCGTGCTGGTCGAGCAGTGCTCTTAAGACGGTAGAAACATTGCGTTTTTGCATAACGCGCATAGTGCTTGATCTTTTTTCGGAAGACAAATGCTGATTTGCATAGATCGTGCATAGTTTGCAGAAGTGCGCCTTGGCGCTTTCATGCCTGCGTAGGTCGGACTGCCCATGTTAACCTTGCGCCCATCGCGGAAAAGCCGGGCCGATGCCCCTCCTTTGCCCTACACCTTTCAACGAGTTTTCCTGAATTTCCGATGAATAAAGCCATTTCCGATCTGTCTTCCCACACTCCGATGATGCAGCAGTACTGGCGCCTGAAGAACCAGCATCCTGACCAGCTGATGTTCTACCGCATGGGCGACTTCTACGAGATCTTCTATGAAGACGCGAAGAAGGCCGCCAAGTTGCTGGACATCACCCTGACGGCTCGTGGGCAATCGGCGGGTCAGGCGATTCCGATGTGTGGGATTCCTTACCACGCCGCGGAAGGTTACCTGGCGAAACTGGTAAAGCTCGGCGAGTCAGTGGTGATTTGTGAGCAAGTTGGCGACCCGGCCACCAGTAAAGGCCCAGTGGATCGTCAGGTGGTGCGGATCATTACCCCCGGCACAGTCAGCGATGAAGCGCTGCTGGATGAACGTCGGGATAACCTGATCGCAGCAGTGCTGGGTGATGAGCGTCTGTTCGGTCTGGCGGTGCTGGACATTACCAGCGGCAACTTCACCGTGCTGGAGATCAAAGGCTGGGAAAACCTGTTGGCGGAACTGGAGCGGGTCAATCCGGTAGAGCTGATGATCCCGGACGACTGGCCGAAAGACCTGCCGGCGGAAAAACGTCGTGGGGTTCGTCGCCGTGCGCCGTGGGATTTTGAACGTGACTCGGCGCTGAAAAGTCTTTGTCAGCAGTTTTCTACCCAAGACCTGAAAGGTTTCGGCTGCGAGAACCTGACCCTGGCCATCGGCGCTGCTGGCTGCCTGCTCAGCTACGCCAAGGAAACCCAGCGCACCGCCCTGCCGCATTTGCGCAGCCTGCGTCATGAACGCCTGGACGACACCGTGGTGCTGGATGGCGCGAGCCGTCGCAACCTGGAACTGGACACCAACCTGGCCGGCGGTCGCGACAACACCTTGCAATCGGTGGTCGACCGCTGCCAGACCGCCATGGGCAGCCGCTTGCTGACTCGCTGGCTGAACCGTCCGCTGCGGGATTTGACCGTATTGCTGGCGCGTCAGAGTTCGATCACCTGCCTGCTCGATGGTTACCGCTTCGAAAAACTGCAACCGCAGCTCAAGGAAATCGGTGACATCGAGCGGATTCTGGCGCGGATCGGCCTGCGCAATGCCCGTCCTCGTGACTTGGCGCGTCTGCGCGATGCCCTCGGGGCACTGCCAGAGTTGCAGGTAGCGATGGCCGAGCTTGAAGCCCCGCACATCATTCAACTGGCGACGACCACCAGTACCTATCCGGAACTGGCGGCGCTGCTGGAAAAAGCCATCATCGACAACCCGCCCGCCGTCATCCGTGACGGCGGCGTGTTGAAAACCGGTTACGACAGCGAACTCGACGAACTGCAATCGCTCAGCGAAAACGCCGGGCAATTCCTGATCGATCTCGAAGCGCGTGAGAAGGCCCGCACCGGCCTGTCGCACTTGAAGGTCGGCTACAACCGAATTCACGGCTACTTCATCGAGCTGCCGAGCAAGCAGGCCGAATCGGCACCTGCGGACTATATTCGCCGCCAGACCCTCAAAGGTGCCGAGCGCTTCATCACGCCGGAACTGAAGGCCTTCGAAGACAAGGCGCTGTCCGCCAAGAGTCGTGCCCTGGCTCGCGAAAAGATGCTCTACGAAGCGTTGCTCGAAGACCTGATCGCTCAGTTGCCGCCCTTGCAAGACACGGCCGCAGCCTTGGCCGAGCTGGACGTGCTGAGCAACCTCGCCGAGCGCGCACTGAACCTGGACCTGAACTGCCCACGCTTCGTCAGCGAGCCGTGCATGCGCATTACCCAGGGTCGTCATCCGGTGGTCGAGCAAGTACTCACTACGCCATTCGTGGCCAATGACCTGAGCCTTGACGACAATACCCGCATGCTGGTGATCACCGGTCCGAACATGGGCGGTAAATCCACCTACATGCGTCAGACCGCATTGATCGTGCTACTGGCGCATATCGGCAGTTTCGTGCCGGCGGCCAGTTGCGAATTGTCCTTGGTCGACCGAATCTTCACCCGAATCGGTTCCAGCGATGACTTGGCGGGCGGTCGTTCGACCTTCATGGTCGAAATGAGCGAAACCGCAAATATCCTGCACAACGCCACCGAGCGCAGCCTGGTGCTGATGGACGAAGTCGGTCGCGGCACCAGCACATTCGACGGTCTGTCCCTGGCCTGGGCGGCGGCAGAGCGTCTCGCGCACCTGCGGGCCTACACCCTGTTCGCCACCCACTATTTCGAGCTGACGGTGCTGCCGGAAGCCCAGCCGCTGGTGGCCAACGTGCACCTCAATGCCACCGAACACAACGAACGCATCGTGTTCCTGCACCACGTGTTGCCTGGGCCTGCCAGCCAGAGCTATGGCCTGGCGGTTGCGCAGTTGGCCGGTGTGCCGAGCGAAGTGATCGTGCGTGCTCGCGAACATCTGAGCCGACTGGAATCCACAGCACTGCCTCATGAAGTTCCAAAGGCCGCCAAAGGCAAACCGGTCACGCCGCAGCAGAGCGACATGTTCGCCAGCCTGCCGCATCCTGTACTGGATGAACTGGCCAAACTGGATCTGGACGACATGTCACCGCGTCGTGCGCTCGAAATGCTCTATACACTAAAGACACGGATCTAA